GGAGTATCGCCCATAACCTGTTCGACTATCTCTGTAAGGCGCTCTGTAAGCTCATTCTTTTCGGCTAAGAACTGCTGTTTCACCTCTTCCAAGGCTTTCTGATCGATTTTTACTCCATTCATCTCAATTTCACAGAGAAACAGAAGCATTTCGTTCATAAAATCTAAAACTTTTAATAAGGAAGAATTTTCTTCTTTAGCAAAATCTTTTTGTTGAGATAAATAGATCTCTCCACACGTCTTCACGTCTGCAATTCCGTATTCTATTACATCGTCCAGAGGCATGGATTCAAAGCCAATACCTTTTTTAAATAGATCATCTACTAAATCAGAAAGTTTGAAGCTTTTGGTCTTTCTGCGCTGGGCTGTATGCTTTAAACTCATCTCTCGCCTTCGACCCTTGGACAAGACGTATTCGCCAATCAGAGTACAATAGATTTTAGGCGGTAGCTCAAAGCCCATTTCCATAAGCCACTCACAATCAAACTTGGCATTGTGAAATACGATCACGTCAGCTTCAGCTAAATAGGCTTTGAACCTATCAGTACTATCAGGCTGCTCACACTCGTCGTGATACCAGGTATCTATTAGAACTTCATCGACTGTCTCTTCACCTAGCCAGCCATACTGAGCCATCACACATTTATTATTAGGGTTCTTGGGTGAACCATCAATTCTATCGTCCTCTCGAAAGTCAACGGTAGTCTCTAAATCGCCTACAAGAATCCTCAAAAGTCAGGTTCTCCCTTGGCGTCAAAAACAGGAGTTCTGAATTTGTATTCCCTTTTTATAGTAGGCATACTGTGATCAACTGGTTTTAGTACGCCAAGCTCTTTAAGAACCAATTCGAGAAATGGTGGTAAGGTATCATCCATCAGACAATCCTTTCGGCGCGTAAACTTCTCCATTATAGCCAGATCCAGTAGAATCCTTGCCATCTTCGACTCCGAAGTTGCACATGGTCAGTACAAAGAAACTAAGTACAATCCACAAGAGCGTCAGCTTGCACCACTTAATGAAAGCTATGTAAGTTTCTTCTGTTTGCTTTTGTATTTCTTCTCTAGTTTCCATCTCCATCCCTCCAGACTGTCCAAAGGATGGCAAGGCACAGAACTATTATTATAATATCATACGACATATCGGTTTAGCCCCACTTCAAGGTTGCACTGAATAGTTGTATGCCTTCCGCTGATCTTATTTTTCATTATGGTAATCCAGCGAGTAGGATCGTCAGGATTCTCTGGGTCTACCCTTTTCCCCAGCCCAACCAATAAATCGCTCTCTGACTGCTTGCCAACTTTTGAGCCTTCAAGCATAGACATGCTGAGTACTGTACGTCCTTCGGCCTCTGCGCTGGCTTGGCTCATAGCTATGATTGCACAGTTATGTTTCTTTGAAAGCTCTCTTAGTCGGTAATACAAAGCTCTAAGACGTTCATGTCCTGAATTAAACTTGTCCGTTAACTCAACTTTGTCAGCCATATCGCAAACGACTACATCAAACTTCTCTTTGGCTATGTAGGCGTCAAGAACATGAATATCCCAACCTTGGGCATCCCTGAATATCATTCGGTCTTTGATGCCGGAGAACTTTGCTATAGCGTCAGATGGTTTGAATCTAACTTCATCTTCAGTCATACCAGTGTAACACTGAATCGCTCTGAGCTTTACTCTGCGTCCAAATTCTTCGTTAGCAACATAGCCAACTTTAGCACCTTGCTGGCAGAAGCCACCTAGTCCAGCGCATAAGCTAACAGCAAAGGCTGTCTTACCAACATTACTGTAAGCAGCAACAACCATAAACTCGCCTCTACCAATGCCGTAGACTTCCCTAGACAAGGTTTCGATATTAAACTTAAAGCGGTTTTCATCTGAGGTCGTGGCTAGTAGTTCATAGATATCGTCAGTGACAGCATCACCAAAGATATCATCTGGAAGGTAGCCTTTCGATACCCTCTCCAAAAGCTGGGTGAGCTTATCCATTGCACTGGTATCACCCTCATTCATTTTGACACCAAGTTGCGCTACATCGTTGCCGATCTCTTGCTGCCATAAGCTATTGATTACAGATGCGCTAATATCGCCATCTATATCAGGGGCAAAGGTGATATAGTTTATTTGTTCCTGAACTTGCTCAGACTGAGCTTCTGTCCAAGTAGGATGATTAGATTTCCAATAGGAAAATAAATCTGCACTAGTAATATCTTTTTTAAAGACATCGTGCATTTTTACAATGCAGCTATATATTTCAGCTAGTGTATCAGAAAATAATTCAGGTCTAAGCTTTGTTCTATTGCTCTCAAAGAATTCGTTGCTTAAACAGTTTTTTAATAAAGATTGTTCCAAGTAGTCAGTCCTTTAGTTGGTTTTAAACATTTGCTATTTATTAGCTATTGTTTTTCATACCACACAAAAGAACAAAAAAAAAGCCCCAATCGAAATTGAGGCAGTTTAAATTAATTTGTAATAATCTAGTTAACTGGTTTGTTTTGCCGAAACGCCATATTTTTAATATCGGGTTTTTGATTTCCCCGACGCTCTTTGATGTCTAAGGCAGTATATGTGACACCTTTGTTTGTATCTTTTATATCTTCTAGTATTCCGGTTAATCTTTGTTCTAGCTTCGCTGCGGCTGTAAAATCAGGTAAGTCTAGATCTACTAACATTATTGCTCTTAATTGCATTTGATATTCCTAAAGTTTTACGTCGGTACTATCATCTTCGACGAATTATTTGTTTGTCCACATAGTCAAGGTATGTGTCTATATTTAAAGCTAATCCATGATCATTTTCTCTGGGTGGAGCAAGTGCCACAATAGGGCTTCCCCATACGAAATTACCCACCCAATCGGAGGGCGAAGTTTTGCGTTCTAAATGTGAAAATCTTGTAATAGTTCTGTGTATTATAGCACCAACACTAGTCAGAGTAACTAATCTTTTATTCCACCAACGAAAAGAAATATAGTTTCGGAAGAAACTTTTTCTCCATCCAGTGTATTCGGTAATGTATGCGTTCTTATGGTTGTATATAACTCTTTTAGCCATGTTATTATGCCAATACTTTCTTTAATTCTATCACATTTAACATTTTTAAATCTCTTTTGCTAAAACGTACATGAATGTTATATCCATATCTCTTACTTTCTTTTAATGCAGCCAGGTTAGCATCCCTGTCAAGTATTAAATATGAGTTATTGTACTTATTAAGTGTTTTTGCAATGTTTTGTGATATTTTTGTTCCTAGCAAAGCTAATCCAACATGATTCGTAATTCTAGACACTGAACAAGCTGAAGCAACGTCTTCCACCATTACCACCTTGTTACCTGTTCCTACAGTGATACCAGAGTCAATTACTCCATAAGTTATCCATTTAGCTCCTATACCACTCAGAAGCCTTCCTACTGCCCCAGCGCCAGAATAAAACAGTACCCTGTTTTCAGAGGGAGCATATCTAATTTTAATAAGTTTATTTTGATAAGCTTCTAAGCTATTCACTGTTTCCAGATATTCGATTGCTTCTGGGCAGTTCTCTACCTTTGTAGTTATTTCTGGGAGAACTCTTCCAACAGGTTTATCTTCTAGCTTTTTATTGGATAGTTTGTTTTTAACATAATTAATATTTCTCTCTTTAGTATATATACCTTTGCCATTGCAACTGGCTCTGAAGCAGTTCCACATTATAGTACCATCTATTTTAGAGATAGATAATTTCTTGGGAACATAACAGAACGGACAGGTAATCACTTTGCGTTCACCATCCATTAGAGGTATATTCTTAATTATGTAGAGTTGTTCTGAGTAAGTCATTCTCATTCCTAGTAGTTGGTTAGGGTATGTTACCTCGCGGCAACATCCGAAGGATACACTAATTTAACAATCTGTCAATGTTTTGCCTAACAATTAGTTAGTAGAACTTAAAAGTATTTAAAGTTAACAGTTTATAACACTCTGGATTCCTAAGTCATTGTTTTATATGGTAAAACTATTAATCAATTGGTCGTTGGTTCGATCCCAACCGCCGGAGCCAACTATCTGATATCGTTAGATAAATTGGCAGTTTTAGGTCAAAAAAAAAGCAAAAATTCATAGAAAATTGCTTTGCTTTTTTCTTGCTTTTTTTTCATAACCAGAATCATTCGGTTTTCATTAGAGCAGCCCACGACTCAGGATATAACTGCCCCATCTCATGGCTGATAGAATTAGCAACTGTTCGAGTTTCTTGCTGAGAGTCCTCTGCACAACGCAGTACACACATATTGGCAAAAGCATCTAGACTTCCACTCCACCAGAACTCAGTCATCATATTCAAAGGCAGAACCATTCTGGCTTGCTCTTCGCAAAGACCTCTGGAGAGAAACTTATTATAGAGCATCACCGACTTAGCAGAGTGAGCCATGATATTGGACAATACAACATTAGCTTCATCATCCCCTAGCCTCTCTCCAGACCCTTGCTTCTTATCTTCAGCAGCCTCTCTCCACCAATTTGGATAAAAGATATCTGGCTCTGTCTTAACATATCTACGGCTAATCTCATTAATCCGGAGATACTTATGTTTGACTAACTGCCTACTAACAAAGATCGGACATTTAATATGAAAACTGGCAAAGCAATGCCCGAAAGGAGATGTATGCTTGTGCTTGGCTAAATACTTTATGAGCCTTTTATCTGTGTCGTGAATTATAGGAATATTGGCATCTGCCATAGTCGTTCCATGAGAATAGAAACCTAAAGCATCTCGCTTCTTTCCAAAGCTTACTCTAGCTGCATTGACTACAGATAGATCTGAACCCATGCTATCTAACAATTTTACTTCAATCTTACACATTATACTATTCTTTCGTATCTAAGACGTTCTTTACCAAACATCTGCTTCTGACCAACATTCATGCGTCGAAGAGCTTCATAGGGGAGTTCTTCACCTACGCCAGACACTCTAAAAAGAGTATTACTTCTGTGATCGGTCACATTAAAAACCTTGTACTTGTCGTAGTGACAAATATTTAAAATAGATAATTTATCATAATTCATTCTTGGGAGTTCCTGTTAATTGATTAATTACTCTTGCCTGATCTGCAATAATCTTCTGGAGATGTTTAATGTCTTGCGATTCAGATCTATATGTCTTCATCTGCCTACCCAGCTTCTTAAATCCCACAGTATCTAAACCGCGTTTAGCTAAAGCATTGTGAGCATTAGTTTCAGTTATGACTGAGTAAACTAATAGGGAGTTGATATTCTTGTGGCCTGATATTGCCATTAGTTCATCATGGGTACAGCCGCACTCTGAGCCATGTGTGACTCCAGAGCGCCTCAGATCAGCTAATCTAACGTCTGTATATACATAAGATTCATCAGGATTGCGTTTACCCTTATCTCGAACTTTGGGGAGTATTCCTGAAGCCTTTCTAAGATCACTAAATATTTTAGTTAATCTATCAGCGGTGTAAGGCTTGAGCGTATGGTCTTCTCTAATAATGAAATCATCAGAGTTATGCTTATTGTGTAGCTCAAGACGTTTCTGAATGCCTACAGTCAGAGGTATACGCATCTCTGCACCTGTCTTCTGTTGGGCAAACTCCCCTACTCCTTCCGGCTTTATGTCAGCCCACTTTAAAGATCTAACATCAACTGGACGCTGCATCCACTCATAGCAAATGGTTATTACCGTACCCATCGATACTTTGCCGTGAGCGTCACAGTACTCCACCATTTCTTTTACTTGGTCTGGAGTCCACATGACTCTCCTGACATGACCTTGGGGGAGCGTCAGATCAGAAAATGGATTATTATTGGCTAGGTTAAGACGCTTGCCATGATTCCAAGCAGAGCGAAGCCTTATAATAGTGACCCTGGCATTATTAGTCGTAATCTTATCTTCAACTAACTGAAATATCTTCTCAGCATATTCATAATCTACATCAGATACGCATACTTCAGCAAATGGCTTTCCATCCCCGAAATCCCATTCCAAAAGCCTGTTAATGATCTGTCGATAATTACGCTTGGTACTTTCAGTATTATCTTTGAAAGCCATGCTGTTTTTCCAAGCCGATATAAGTGTATGGACACTGTTTTGCGGTGCGTAAACAGGTGAGTATTCTACCTCATGGGTATGTGTATTCAACATGCTCTGCCATCTAGCTGCCACTGCGTCAGCATCTGACTTATTATCCTGAGTCTCACGCTTGATGTTTGGGTAGGCTTTGATCATAGCATCACTAGGCTTTACCACATGCTTCCAACCATCCTTACGTCGCACTGCTTCTATGTAAGCTGCTTTCATCTCGTTAGCCCCACTTGAAAGACAGGCTGAGATAGTCGAGCCAGTTTTTTGTTATCATCGATTAGCTGAAGGATACGCTTACTGGCTTCTACATATTTCTGGGCTTCCAGATCTACTTTCGCGTCAAGGTTCGCAGCACACTTTTTTAGATAATCAGCAAACTCTGCGTCAGACATTTTAGAGATATCATTAGTCATGCTGAAGACCTTCCATAAACTCTAAACAAAGTGTTTCCCTTAATATTCTTACCTTTTTTATTGGGTTTTCGAGTGCCTCTAACTATTACATTACTTACTGAGCCAGATTTACCTCTGCGTGTTTTCAAAGGAACTTCATGCTGTGACTGCGTAATTTTTACACCGTCTATTAGGTTGGGTTTAGTTAAACCTTTGGCAATATCACCAAGGGTATTTTGAAATCGAATAGCTGCTTCTAAATTAGCAACTTCTATATCTAAAAGCATTATGCCTCTGAGGTGAGTTTTACCCATTTGCACCTACTCCCTCATGTCTGATGCCTTGGTACTGGCAGAACCCTATTACTGCATACATTTCCTTGATATGCTTATGATCAGTATCTTGAATTTCGGCATATATTTCATCAGTGCCTTTTTTCATATATAGGCTTAACCAGTATCCCTCATCATCTAAAAAATCCCAGTGAAAGCTTCTGCCTTCATCAGATGAACATGAAATACCTTCACCGATTAATTCAGTTAATCCACTAACCGCCCATACTAAATCAGAGTATCCTTTTTTCATCACGCTGCCCCCTGTTCTGACTTCTCTGAATATCCAAGGCTCTCCAAAATCTGGCGAACATTTTCACGATCAGAGGTGTCACCCTCGAATGAAATATCTTTGCGGTGGGTTACTAGTCTGCAAGCCGACCTGATTGCGGAGCGAGATGCCCCTAGATCATAAATTTGACCAGTGCCATAAAATCCCCAGCAATAATCAACAAACTCGCTTAGTTCGTTTTGATGTATTCTTCGCATTACGCTGCCCTCGCCTTCTTAATATTGTTCTGGATCTCTAGCCCTCGCAGAAGCATCTCTTCAGCATCTGCCTTGTTACCGCGCCTGAGAGTCTCATACGCCCACTGAACCCAACTGTGAGTATGTGGATACATCTCTTCTGGATGCAGTTCTGTGGAAGGGGCTGAAGTAACAGTATCCTGCCCAACAGCCCTCTTCCTTGATGCACCCACTTCATGGAGATTTAACCAATCGATTAGCTCTGCCTTTGAAGTAGGTACGTCAACCTCAGTCCAATCCCTTGGGAAGTTCTTTTGGGCGTCACGCTGAGTGCCTACCCACTGGCCTTTACTGGATTGATAGAGCCTCATATATCGCACTCCTCATATCGATCCTGAACTAACATAGAGATCAGTTGTTCATCTTTTGATCCCAGTTCCTCAGAACCCATGTAGAAAAGAGCTTTTTTAATCTTGCCTACAGCCTTGTCTCTAAGATGGGATTTTACTTTACGCCTCGACTGTTTAATTAGTCTCTGTATTGCATGGGCGCTGTAGACTTTGATCTCATCACTTTCAAAAGAACGATATCCTTCATCTGCAAAATCAAAGGGATCTCTAAGAGGGATAACAGTCTTTCCATCTGTCAGTGTACACCAAAACTTTTCATCTTCAGTGGCACAATGTCTGCGCTGAATATTTAGATAAAACTCTAAAGCTATTGGTATGCTTATTTCTTCTGAATATTCGCAGCGATCATAACGATAACTGTCACATTCAAACTGGTCTGGAGTTATAACATCATAGGTAATCAGTTCTGGTTCTGAAAAGCAGTTTTCATAAACCTCTACCAAATCGTCAATCTTCTCTTGAGCCGCTTCTAGGCTTTCTGCTTCATACTCATGGTAGCTAATCTCTACCCTTCTAGCGATAAACTTTTTCATGCTGTTACGCAGCCCTCTCAGTTGTATGCTCATTAGAAGCACTGTTAAGGATAAACTGAGATGCTTTCTCAGCTAGTGACGCAGCCCTCTGGATGGCCTTTGGATCTTCTGCGAGACATGCAATCCAGTTATTGAGATAGATGGCATGGTCTTCTCTAGGCGTAGCTTCCACACCAGTAATGCCGGAGAGCATTGCACTGGCAAGCTCTGCGATTAGCTCTTCAAAGGCGTACCTATCTGAGCCAAAGCGACTGCCTAGCTTGCGGTTCTCTCTAGTCTCATGGCCTGTCCAGTGAGCCAACTCATGGAATAGCGTTCCATAGTAGGTAGCTGCATCAGGAAACTGGGCTTTACTAGGCATACCAATAGAGTCAGTTGATGAGCGGTAGTAAGCTTGATTAGTGTTGCCTACATTTATGTTTGCACCAGTATTATCTACAAACTGGTCTATGTCATTTAGATCAGCCCATTCCTGAACATGCTCTTCAACATCTTCATCTAGCCAATTGCCATCCCAGTTCTCTACATGCTCAGAGTTCCAAACATGGAATGTCTGATTCTTGAAGTAGACTTTGGCTTCGCCAGTGTCGCTGTCTTCAAAGGTTGCTCTCTTAAAGAAGAATACTTTGATGCTTTT